TTTTTAAGGTTTTTACACGAAGTAATCTTGCTAAATGTCGGCGCCGAGTCGTAAGTCGGCATCAACTCTGGATAAAAAGATCCCGTAAAGTACTCTGTACTGGCCAGATGCCACACATCATGCATAGCTTTCAAGCGCGTGGTTGCGGCCGTTAAAGCAGCTGAGCAAGAGTATATGCCGGTACTTACATGGCCACCTGTGGCACTGGTGTCCAGATCAGCGACAACATCGCCGCCCCCTGGTAAATTTATTCTATTAGTCCCCGACAATATCCCACCATTCGAACTAGAGTAAAAAGATACCTCTATATTGGAAGTTCCAACCGCCGGGATATTAACAAGGCGCCCTCGTATGTAGTTATACAAGTAAATCGTATTTAAATTATCAGCAGCCGGGGCGAGGGAACTCGAATAATACACATTCTCCCTATCATCCTGAACGCGAGAGTCCCAACGAGCCTCAATAACCGGTCGCTTAAAAAAAAACTCTGTAGAGCGAGCAAAAAACTTCTTTATATAGTACGACTCTGTGGCGCCCTGCGGATTGTGGATAAGGCTCCCGTTGTTAATCCCCGCGGAACTAGAATAATAGGCTTCTTGGCTGGCTGTTAAACGAATTCCAAATCCATAATTATTGCTATAGGCGGCATCGGCTCCCGAAATCCACTTTTCTATTACATCACTTACGTTTAATTCCAAATCTTCGTACCCAAGGGGAAAAGAAACGTTGTAGTTAGAACCAGTTAAATATTCTCCTCCGGAACCTAATGCGGGAGTTGAATTCCAGGGGACACCCTGGCTAGCCGACACCCAATTTGCGGGGCCCAGATCTCTGTAGTCGTCCATATCAAGACCAGTGCCTTCCGTCCAGGACCTCGAAACAGGAGCCACGACGAGATTAAATCCCTGCGGTAAAGTGAACGGGGTCTCGGCATTGTACATCTTAAGATAAAACGACACATTCCCAGATACTGGAATTGTGCCAGCAGTGCGCGCGGACGAGATCGTACTTACGGGAAAATTGATCAATATCCGAGACAATTCTTGAGATTGTCCGTCAGCTGAGCTTGACGTTTGTCCATAAATTGAAAATACCGCCAAGCTATCGGCGTAACCCATATTCGAGCCGGTGCCACGCTGTGCTGCTATAAGACTGGCATTAAATGCGTTTGTAATCGTAGTATCCGCGCTAGCGGTATATCTTAATAGTGCCATTATTTAACAGATCCCCTGATATCTAGATTCGGATATTTCAATTCGAAAATAATATTTTTTTCTGCCATAATAGTGCGCGCGTCGGCAGATAGGGCCGACTCGAAGTCGTAATTAGATTCTGAGTATATTCCCCCCGATTTTAGAACAACCTCAATAGATGTTGCATCAATAACTCCTTTGACTCCTTGCAAAATTTTGTGTATATCTGCCACCACTATGGGCTCTCCTATGTCCAACTGAGCTCTAAAGTGAGAGCCCAATGCGGTCGAGCACGCACCAATCACGTCGAATCGATTAGCATTAAGAGCAGCAAGAACTTCGAACTCAATGGCAAAATTAACGATTTCGGCGTCTAAAAGGTCGATCGTGTCGCTTATCATTTTATATTGTGATAACCAATTTTTTAAATTTGTTTTGAGAGATGTGTTTGCCGTTGTTAGTTTGCCCGTGCCGTCTTCAGCAATAACATACATATTAACATTTCTCTTAAACTCCCCGGGGTCCCTTACGACCGAAACTCTTTTGATCATCCCATATTGGGCCGGCATGCCGTAAGCAATCGCTTGATAATCCTGTGCCGTTACGGCACGATTTTGTGTCGCAAAATGACTAAAAGCTCTTTGCCTTATTTCTTCCGAGCTGGGAAGTGCTACACTGCCAACAAACTGTTCCTCATTTGAAACCTCTAATGACTCTTCTACACTTGCACGGTCCGAGAGAGACAAGCTTCCCTGCGACGGGAATAAATATCGAGCACTTTCAGTCTTAGTTATTGTATCGGTTCCTGCATTAACATCCCGCGTCGTATTAAATCTATATCTAACAGTTAAAGTCGTATTCGATGGTCCAATTCCAAACTTATCTGTACTTATTAGCTTTGTGGGATCAAAATCGATTTCCGTGCTATAATTTCTTCCGTTCAGATTTAGCACAACGTTTGAGGGCTCAACAACAGGATTTGTTAATTGGGTGTTATTCGACCCATATCCAAACTGTAAAAAAGTTTCTCCATTAGCCGTTTCTACAGTATATCGGCGCGCAACAGGTATTGCTTTTAATATGTTTGGAACCGTAGACCGGGTGCTGGTCGTGTTTCTTACGGCCTTATAGACAACATTCTGTGATAGATTATCAACCTCAAAATATTCATTTCCTTCGGCGTCGGTGACCTCTAATACCTGGCTGATGTTTGCAACATTAAGTTTGACTCTTCTAAATCTAACAAAATTACCGAGAGTATATGTTTGAACTGTGCTGCGGCCAGATATAGCACGACCTGTCGCGCGAATAACATAACTTGTTGGATTACCAGTTGTGGGGTCTGCAGCTCCCACAACTATCTGGTTGTTTTCCTTCGCAAAGTCTACATCCTCAAGCAATGTATAGAAGCCGCCGCCGGTTGAAGAAAACGTAGAATTGGCCTGCAAGGACGGTATGAGCGCGCTATTTGGGCCTAGGCCCGTCAAATTAGCTGGAATTTCTATATAAAAAGTTAACACACCATAAGAAGCGGGACTCGTGGGCGTCTTATATCCGAGTTGTCTTGCTAGGCGTCGGACATTACCATATTCTACCGCACTATCTAAAAAGCTCTCATTAACCTGATAATCTAGATAAAAGGATAATATGTCTCCAACATAGGATACTGTATCCAGCATCAGAGAGCCAAACCCGGCACGATTAAAATCTTTATATGAATCAGGATAATATCTTTTGGCAAAATTTTCCAAGTCGCGACGTATCGACTCAAAATCTCTGCTTGTGTATTTTATTGGCAAATTTTTCTTAGACATCTATATAAATTTCCTAACTTAATTAGTTTATATCAGCATCAACTTCAAGATTTAGTACCGCCGGAAGCTGTAAAGGAATTATCCTAAATGCTATACTCACACTTAATGAGTGCCCGAGTGGGGGCGTATCAATTATAACTCCCGTCAATTTTATATAAGGTAAATAATTTTGAACCTGTTCTCTAATTTTTTGATCTATCTGTGTATATGTCGATGGATCATTCGGCTCAAAAAGATATCGACGAAGACCCACCCCAAAGTTAATATCCATCATTCTTTCGCCCGGAGCGGTAAGAACAAGCATTTTCAAATTTTGCGTAGCAAGAGTTTGAAAATTAGTTATTAAATTATAAGCGCCGAATGTGTTGCTGACTAAAAGTGGCAATTGTGGTGCTAAACCTGAAGACATAAGTTATTCCTCTTTTGGTAATTAGATTTGTCTAATGTTTTTTAGCCCATGAAAACATTATTCAGTTTCTGTTTCAGTTGTCTCGGGGAACTGGGGACTTTCGACACATTCGTCGACTTCTGTATCTGCTGCATTTTCTGTGTCCTCGCCAGAGTCCGTCCCCAACTCATCTTTAATATCTATTTTTAATAACTCCAGCAAGATATATACTATGCCCAATGCGGATGGCGGCACCATTAACATGCCCGCAATAGTGCCCGTAAAATCAACCCCCTTCATCGATAGTTTTGGCCCAAAGAGGAGGGTATTTTCTGGCTGGACGGGCGAATCTTCCGGAATAAGATTCTGTAAAGCACTATTTCCAATGCTATATGCGCAAAACACAATTCCAAACAGATCTTCGCCGGTGATATTGTTCTTTCTTAATGGCTCGAGCGCGGGGTTTGTTTGAATCGCCAGATTGATGCCCTGAGCTATGCTACCTAGGGCCGCGGCTGTAAGGTCTCGAATTTTAGCTGAGATCGAGACATGAGGATCGATTAGTTCTAGTACCCCGCGGAGGATTAGTGTTGGAGTTTCCATAGCAAACTTTAGGGCTATATCTCTCGCCATAGAATTGATATCCTGTTCGCCATTGTTGGCTAGTGCGGCAACATATGTTTCGGTTCTTACCGGAAGATCGGGAGGATATTGAGAATTATTTGTCATATCCATCATTTGTAGGATTGCCGATTTGGTTGTTATGAATGAGTCCGACATATCAGAAAAATATTTCTTAGTAAGAAAAAAGTTGTATAATATAGAAACCATTAAAATAGCATCTTTATTAAAAGCTTGATTAAAGAGAAGTTGGTATTCTTCTGTGGTCCTAATAAAGTTTAGCTTATCTTGGAAAGTGGTAAAGCCCGCGGAGGGGTAGCCTATGGTAGCCAGCGGAATCTCTAAATATTCGATATCACTGGTAACGTCGTTACTCTCATATGTGGCATAATAAATAATAAATACTGCCTGTGTATCTACAATAAAGACAGTTTTTGTGGGCATCTTCAAGGTTCGGAGTGTGTTATAAGCTAAATCTGGATCGTCAAGAAAAAATCCTGCATCGAAACCCCGGGGCGAGCTGAAGGATCCATATTGCGCCGTTCGGCGAGTCGAGTACACACCCACTATATCTTTAAGAAAAATACTCTCGTATTCTTGTTTCTGGTCTTGAGGATCGAATACATTATTGATTGCTTTGATCGTAGATCGATTGCCGTCGTTCCATATATATCCAACCCTCTCGTCGACCATAAACTTAATTAAATCCGCGGTATTGGCCGGGTAGTCCGGCGTTTCAAAACCAGGCACTACAGACCCAGTAGCATAACTGTGAGCAACGCCGCCGGCACTCTGTGTTGAGGGGCGTGAGGCCGTTCTATTAAAATAACCATGAATCTGTTGCTCCAAAATAATATTACCGTTTGTTACGATGCCATTTATAGCTTTTACAACTTGATTAACCATAAAGTCTTTAAATGGATATCTAGGATCTAGAAGGTCTTTCACACTAAAGGCACCGAACACCATTATATTGCTCACAATAAACTCATCAATGATAGTTTGTATAAGCATATTAATAAGGCCAAAATAGAGGGTATTTCGAACCTTAGTGTTTGAGCCCCCCTGATCATGGCACGCGGCTGCAGCAAATTCTCGCTGCATCTGGTTGATAATACCTTCTGCATCAAATAAATCGCCCACGTTCTCAGGAGGACAATTTGCATTATTTTTGAGGAGTGACAGATTGTTTATTGTCGCCGCACTAAATGTCCCATTCTCAAGAATATAGTTGGCTACCGAGCTTACCAGAGAGCCATATACACCAGCGTGACCTTCTCCTACAATTTTTCTCAAGTCGTAAGCGGTTGGGTTCTGATCAGCGGGGGTGCCGGACTCCCATGGGTTTTTGGCAAATCTATAAATATAAGGATTTAATTGGAGATCGACGGGAAAATCAGTCGGGGGGGTGCTATAGTCTGGCATCACCAAGGTATTCACTTGGCCATCAAAACCTAAAGAAGATAAATTGTAGTTGAGCCTAAGAAAATCTTGATCGAAACTATTGTATGGAAGATAATTTATTGAGACCTTATCGCCTCCGTTAAATGTAAAATCAAGATTTGTATATTGATAAGTATCATCAAGATTGTCAAACTTTACTTGATATCCATATATGGAACCATAAAGCGTAGGATGTTCCGGATCACTTAAACGATTACCGTTCGAAAGATAATAGCCTTCGTTTGTTGAAGGAACAGGCATTAATTTTAGCTCTTCAAAATCATTCTTAAACTGTGCGGGAAATTCATATTCAACATGCGGGAAACCTCCTGGTGAAGCAAGATTTGTCTTTATAGAATCAATTTCGCCGGCTATTTCTTCAACTACACCGGGAACTTCTAGCAGCCCTGCATTAACGGCATTCACAATAAGCTGCATATCTTCCGCGAAACTTTGAAATTTTTCGTCTTCTATATCGGGGCATGTTGCCGGATTGAGAACATCTTCGCCGAGGTTCTGCATGAATTCAAACAAGCCCGTGATAAAATCCAGAGCGTCAGGATTAATCGAGGGCTCCTCGATATCGACGTCAGCAACCTCAAATGCCTCGCGTTGGTTAGGATCCATATCTGCCGAGATAACAGGCTCTAATAATGATGTTCGCGCGGAAGCCAAGGAAGCTCCCATATAAATTGCTGCAGAGTCTACTATCTGATTAAATAAACCGGGAATAACTCTTTGAGCTATGGGGTTCGCTAGGTAAGTGTCTTTATCGGGACAGAAAAAATCAGGAAGCGGCGGGACAGGAAGAGGCATCCCGTTCTCTGCAATATCTGTGAGAGTTTGTATAGCAGGATTGGCGGCGAATAAATCAACATCTAAACAAATTTGACATCCCTCTAGCGACGCGGCGACATTCTCATTGATTATGTCATTGCAAAAGGAAACAGTATCAATATTGGAACTCATCGCCTGAAAAACAGCACTAACGGTGGTGCGATTACTTATATTATTGTTGACGGCCGCAAGATAATACGTTTCGTTAAAGATCAATATATTAGATATAACGTCCTCTGAAATAGAGAGAGGCGAATTAAGAAGACCACAGACGTCTATCGGCGTCAAAAGAGGGGAAAGAGCAGATAAATACTCGTATCCTTCCTCAGGCGTCATCCCCAGACTACCGAGTTCGTCTGCAATTTTAGCCGCCAAGTTTGGAAGGCTGCCGGCCGCTTGACTGTTTCTTGTCCTTAATTCTTCTCCCACATCAATATCACCACGTAGAGACTCTAGAATATCTGCACAATTAAACTGAATTAATTGTGTTAATTCCTTTACCATCTCAAAAGCCGCGTTGGCCAGTGTAGACAATATAGTATCTCGAATTTGTACATGGAGAGGCCTTCCCGATGCATCTGCAGTCACAGAGAAGTAATTCTTTGGTTTAAATTGTTCAAAAAAACTTTTTAGATTGGGCCTTTTCAAATCTACTTCTCTAGATGGAAGAGTCGGAGGAGAGTTAAAAGGCACAGAACCATCCACTAGGCTGTCCCTAACCGCGCTAGTTATTCTACTCGCTGTAGCGCCCATACCCAATGTCAAACAAATAAGCGCCTCTTTCGCCATTTCTTGAATCCCAAACATAGAAAGGATGCGATTTACTGTACGTGTTGCAGGGGAAAGATTTGGGCCGAACAATGGAAAATTAAAATTTAAAATTCTATCCATCACATCAAAAACTTGGATCGTAGTATTTATTCTCTTCGCTTTCTGTGCTTGGAGTATCTTCCTTTTAAATGCTGGATTTTGTTGCATCTCTTCGAAGCGCAGAACTTCTTCTTCGGACATAATACCATTTTTGAATGCTTTGGCTAGGTCGCCATAATCAGAAACATCAACATAAGAATCAGCATTCCGGGGAGCAAATGGATTATCTTGCCCAAAACCAAAAACTGGATCACCCACTAAAGTCTGTCCCCCGAAAAGAGTATCAGCTCCGGGGAGGCCCAATCTTTCAAAAAGCGACATCATAGGAAATTGATTTCCCCCCGTTACTCTCTGCTGGGTCGCGTCAAGAATCTCCTGATAATTCTTTAATATTCTTAATAATAAGATATCTTTGAAAACAGGATTATATTTTATATTTGTTATATATCCTATTGTTGAAGGTACAGTTTCCCCCACTGTAGCACTGAGAACAAAATAATCTATTCCAACGATTTGTGTATTTGCATCAAAGCGGACAGTAAAGTAATCAGTGTCATAAGCAGTTTCTCTGCGACTACGAAAATCGATCGAATCATAAACCGAATCAATAATTTTCCTAACAATTATGTGGGCGCCTTGTTGTGCTGAATTAAAATTAACCCCTACATTTGCTTTTTGCTGAAACTGTCCAAGCAGTGTCGCAAAATCAGTAAGTGCTCCATTTAATTCTTGTAGCTTATCTGGAGCGTTTTCAAACTTAAACGTTGCTACGGACGCCGGCGCTCCTCGTGTAAGGGAGGTATTTAGAATGTCTAGTGCTTTTTCAAAAGGAGGGAGAGCGCCCGACTCCATGAGTTGTTCTCTGCGCGCCCATAAATCTAAATCAGTGGTATAGACCACCTTATTCATGATTGGGTTTGGTTTTTTGAACACTTTCTTAACATTTAGCGAATCGTAGAGCTCCTCTTTGAGCTCCAAGTAGTGCTCTTCATATTCCACAACATCGGTTTTTTGATCGACAATAAAGGGATAAAACTCGGGAAAATAGTGCTCTATAAAATTTTTGACCGCACGATTCTTGAACTCTGTGCTGTCCTCTGCTTCGGTGATGCTCGTGATCTGGTTTGTTTTGTAGAAAACCGCATATGAAATATTTTCGGCCGAGTTGGTAACTCCGTAGGGAGGGTCTTTAAATGGTATCCGCGGATGGGCTTTTTTTAAGTAATTTTGAAACGCTATTAACCGAAAGCCGCTGTTTGATAATATACTCATAATCTATGCTCTAATTAGTTGAATTATATTTACTTAAAATATATCTATCACCGACGGCGCCACCTTCGTTACTCAAATAATCATTTTTAAGAACAGTTAAATCAAGCGGGAAGTCTAATTGTAGCGGAACTTCACAATTCAGCGCAATTTGGACAGCGGCTTGTACTCCCTGTATCAATAATTTATTAAAGTCTGGGGGGACTATTTTTCCATAAAACGGAGAGATGTGGGTGTGCTCGATCACTTTTTGTTTGAATTGCCTGTCATAATCAAAGAAGTTTTGTAGTATGGTTGCAAGGATTTCAACCAACTCTATAATTTGGTCCAGACACATAACCAGGTTCTCTCCTTTAACCAGTGGTTGCATATCCGTGCTATCATTCATGCCTATTAAATCAATCCCGTATGGCGTTTTATACATGTTACTCGTATCACCCCCTTGAGAATTCTTTCGATCGGGCCGTGTTACTAATTTTATATTTTCTCTTGCTATTATTCTTACATTATCTGCCTTTATGGCAACAGCTGACCGCGGATTAATCGAGTCCGAATTTCCAACACTTCCTTCGGCTAGCTCGAAATAATTATCAATGTCAGCCTTCTGGCTTATATAAACTCTTGCGGAATCTATTTTAAAATTTGGATTTACATAAAAAACTTTATTGTTTTTTGTTCTCTTTTTGGCTAACCATCCCATATGGCCCGCGACGAGATCAATAGCGGCACAATGAGAATTACCTTTTCCTCCGTATCCCGAAAGGATGTGGCTATATCTATCTTTACCCAGTCTTATAGATGCATTTCCTTTTCTAATATGCTCTTCGTTAGTTGCCGATAAAAGCATCGGAGAATCAAAATCACTTGTATCCGCATTAGCCTGACCCATTGCAGTTGCTCGAGCTGCATCGTCTAAATCCTCAAGTGCCTCTTTTTCCAAATCTGGAAGATCTGCTTCATTGACCGCCGCGACGCTCTTGAGATGGATGCTTCCTAAATCCTTAGGGCTGATCTCGCCCTCTAGCTGCGAGGGGACGGAATAGTCGGGCACGTCGTCGGGATCACCACCTAAATCGATTTCCTTCAGCGCTTCCTTGGCCGCGGCGAGTTGTTCAGGGGTCATGTTGTAGGTGGTCCTGTGGTCCCGAACGGCGGGCCTGGTCCGGTAGATGTCTCGACGGGCGAAATATCGCGAGCCGGTCCGGTACTCGGCGCCCTCGAGGGCGTCGAGCAGGGAGTCCAGGTCGGTACCTTCTTCTTCTTCTTGATCTTCTTCTGCCATAATTATTTCCTCTCCTATGCCTCTGTCTCTGGGGGCTCCGATGGAGCTACCTCGGCAATTTGCAATTCCGGGTCGTCTCGCTCCTTCTTCCAAGGACTCGAATCTGCGGTTCTGTTACGAGGGCCTCCACTCACATAAGCCGTACGGCCCTTCATCCATTCTATATGCCACTTTTCTCCTCTAACCGCGTATACCCACTCGCCATATTTTTCTAAATGGGCATATTTGTTGAGCCATAAAAAACATTCATTATCATCTGCCGTCGTCCTCTTGCCCGTGAAGCTCTTCCTGCGATTTATATCTATTGCGACACCCCATCCGTGATTCGATTGCCCGGGGACTGCGGCTGCGCCGCCCTCCTTACACTTGGAGGTAACTTTAGTGCCAGCGTTTCCCGTGCCCTTAGGCCCGGGCTCTTGATCAATAGTGGTCTTCCAATTATCGTTACATTTCACCCTTCGCATTCGCTGCACTACTTGTCCTCTGTATGTTCTATATGATTGATCCTTTTTAGCTATAATATCTTTACCAAATCTCGCTTTAAAGGCTGTGTTCAGAATTCTGAAGGGCTCATGAGCTTCATTGATAAGCATAAGCGGAGGTCCAGGGTGAGCAGTTGTGCCTTCCGCCTCAGTCATGACGGGGGCAATCACTCCTTCCACATTTTCTAACTCTCCATTTGTTACCTTCACACTTTCGCCGCTAGCGAGCTTATAAGTAGCCTTCGTCTGAGACGCACCCCCTGACCAAAAAAAACGGCCGGGGGCATCTCCGAGTTCCTTATAAACTTTATTTACTTGCTTAGAGCCATTCTTATGTTGGTCTTTGTTGGAAGGCGTCGAGCCGATGGGAGAAAAATTGAATGCCTTTTCATAAATGGCCGTTATCTTGGGGCCTTGCATTCTAGCCAAATCTTCAAACTGTACCTTAACCAAAGTGCCGGCTTCAATAGCTCTTACTCCCATCCCGACGTTATATAAACTTGGGTCCAACACCACATCGCTCATTGTATTAATTCTTGTTTGGACGGAAAGCCCACTTCTTGTGCCTTTTGCTTTTGCATTAAGGTCTAAGCATCGGCTTTCGAGTTCTGGTACGAGAACTTTATAGACATAGAAAAGTGCCATTCCCCCCTTTCCTGCCTTTTGAATGGTGTTTGAATAAAGCTCGAACTGTTGCCCCTTGCTTGAGAGGCGCGGTTGGCGCGTAGGAATACTAACTAAAACGACACCAAGAAATTCATCCTTATCCGCTAAAGTATCTGCAGTAAAATGTTTGGCGACCACTTCAGATATAGCAAGAGTTGTATCCAGTGTCCGGCGGTCGGCTTTGGGAGTGTCTCCAACTTGCAGATCATTTAAAGCTCCGTAAACTTCGCTAATATCTTTGATAGTAAGTTTTTTTCCCACTAGATATCTCCAGGATCTTCGTTTAGCAAATCAAATAATTGCTCTTTATCGTCGGCGCTTAAGCCAACTTGGTTTGAGCTTTGTCGCTGCAACAATGCAGCCAACTTTACCATTTGTTCGTTCGACCGTTGAAGGTTTTCCACATATTTGGCCGCAATAGAGCCGAGTTCTCGGCGGGCGGAGTCTGACACCTTCATATCGGTGAGTGCGTCCATTAGGAGAGATTTTGCCATAGCACGATCCTCTCGTAT